CCGAACTCATGCGCCAGCAGATCAATCGCGAGATGGTTGGCGCTCCGCCGCGCGGCTGGCAGATCAACGCTACCCGCGACGAGGTAGGCGAATAACTATGGCACTCACGCCGGAACAACGCGCCCAGCGCCAGCAATGGCTCAACGAACTCGAAGAAGCGCGCGCCTCGGGCGCCACGCGTATCCGCTACCGTGACCGCGATGTCACGTTTCGTTCGCTCGACGAGCTTGATCGCCTCATCCGCGAAGCGCACCGCGAACTGTCCGGCCAGACTCGAGTACGCCGCGCGCGCACGTTCGGCGTCTACAGCACCAAAGGCGTGTGATGAGCTGTCAAGGATTCCTTGACAGCTGCCGCCTGCGATACAGCTTTCCCAACCCCGGAACTTAAATGCCCGCAATCCTCGACCAACACGGCAATGCATTCACCCGTGTAGGCGGGAGCGTGCCCACGCCGTACGAAGCGGGCGGCCAAGGCCGGCGGCTGCGCGGCTGGATGGCTTCCGGAACCGGCCCCAACGACTCGGCCACCGGCAACGCGCAGACCCTGCGCAACCGCTCGCGCCAGCAGTACCGCAACAACGGCTACGCCCAGAGCGGCATCAACAAGTTGGTGTCCAATATCATCGGCACCGGCATCAAGCCCCGATCGGCCGCCGACGACAAGGGCTGGCAGCGCGCCGCGCAGATGGAGTTCGAGTCCTGGGGCGAAGAGTGCGACCCGGAGGGCGTGCTCGGCATCTACGGCTTGCAGGCGCAAGCGGTCAACGCCTGGCTGCAGGGCGGTGAGTGTTTCATCCGCAAACGTGACCGCCGCGACAGCGACGGGTTATCCGTGCCGCTGCAGATTCAGGTCATGGAAGCTGAAATGTGTCCGGTGAACTATTCGGGCAGCAATCCGCGCAACGGCAACGCCATTCGCCGCGGCATCGAATACAACCGCATCGGCCGGCGCGCGGCGTACTGGTTCTACAAGAGCCACCCGGGCGATGGCTGGATGATGGGCGTGGACGGCCTGCAGCTGACGAGGGTGAAGGCCGAAGACGTGATCCATCTGTTCGACCCGGTGCGTGCCGGCCAGACGCGCGGCATCATCAAGATGGCGCCGGTGCTGCTGCGCATGTACGACGTCGACAAATACGACGACGCCACGCTCATGCGCCAGCAGATCGCCAACCTGTACGCCGGGTTCGTGACCAACCAGTCGCCGGACAACCCCGCGCCGCTGCCGCATTCGCTGAGCGCCGATGAGCTCGACGCCAGCAACGACGACCCGGCGCCGATCGAAGACCTGAGCATGGAGCCCGGCGTGATCCAGGAGCTGCTGGCAGGCCAGGACATCAAGTTCGCCTCGCCGCCGGACGCCGGCAGCACCTACGGCGACTTCATGCGCCAGCAGCTCATGGCCGAAGCGGCCGGTCTCGAGATTCCGTATGAGGTGCTGACCGGCGACTTCAGCCAGATCAACGACCGCACCGCGCGCGTAGTGCTCAACCAGTTCTACCGGCGCGTGCAGCAATGGCAGCAGCATATCGTCGTGCACCAGATGTGTCGGCGCATATGGGCCGATTGGTTCTTGCCCAAGGCGATCTTGACCAACGCGCTGAGCGCGCCCGGATTCGACGCCAACCCTGAGCAATACACCCGGGCCAAACATATCCCGCAGGCCTGGCAGTACATCCACCCGGTGCAGGACGTCCAGTCCGACCGCGAAGCAGTACGTGCCGGCTTCAAGACCCGCGGCGACGTGATCAGCGAACGCCGCGGCGAGGATATCGACGACGTCGACGCCCGCCAGGCAATGGAGAACACCGGCGCCGACGATCTCGACCTGGTGCACGACACCGACCCGCGCCAGACCGATAACAGCGGCAAGCGGGTGGATGCCGAGCAGACACAGGACGCCACCACATGAGTTATCAACACATCGCAGCACAGATATTCGGTCGATCGCTCATGATCGAGCCGCAGCGCGCCCGGACCATGGTGTCGGCGCTGGTCGATCGCCTGAACGTGCAATCGCTGCACATGCACGACGGCGCCATTCTGGAACGTGCGGATATGCAGGCGGTGCTGGACAACTGGAGCGCGAGCGGCAAGACGCTCGCCAAGACCGTCGACGGCATTGCCGTGATCGAGGTGGACGGCACTATCACGCACAAATTCGGGCATCTGAACCCATCCAGCGGCATGGTCGGCCTCGACGGACTGCAGGCGCTGATTCAGTCCGCGGACGCAGATCCGGAGGTGCGCGGCATTCTGCTGGACTTCAACAGCCCCGGCGGCTCGGTGTCCGGCACGTTCGACCTGGCGCAGCTCATCCACGATATCGACACGCCGATCTGGTCGCTGGTCGACGAACTGTGCTGCTCGGCGGCGTACGCGCTGGCCGCGGCGACCGACCGGATTGTTGCCCCGCGCACCGCGCAGACCGGATCGGTCGGCGTGATCGCTATGCATGAAAACATCGCCGGCGCGCTCGAACAGCAGGGCCGCGAAATCACGCTGATAACCGCCGGGGCCCGCAAAGCCGAAGGCAACAGCTTGGCGCCGTTGCCCGACAACGTCCACGCGCGCATGCAGGCCGACGTGGACGAGGTGTATTCGATGTTCGTCGACAGCGTGGCCCAGTACCGCGGACTGTCGGCCGACGCGGTGCGCAAGACCGAGGCGGGCGTGCTCAACGCCCGCGAAGCCCTGGAGCTAGGCCTGATCGACGAGATCATGCCGGCCCACGATGCGCTGGAGGCGTTCGATAAGACGCTGCGGCGCAATTCCAACCCCATCCGAAAAGGAATGAACGCAATGGCCCTATCTCTGTTCGGGCGCAAGCCCAAAGCTCAAGCGTCGTCGGAGCAGACGGCGGCTGAATCGCCCGGCATCGCCGACCAGCTCGCTGCCGCCGGATTTACCGTGCACACCAACGACGACGGTAGCGTTGCCGGCATCGGCGCCGATACGACCGACGAGCACGGCGAAGCGCAGACGCTGGCGTTTACGGCCGTACCCGGTGCGGCGGGTGAGCCGTTGTTCACCGAGGCCGAGGCCCGTAACCAGTTCGGCGCACCCGACAACGCCGCTAGCCTCGACGCTCTGGTCGAACTCTGCAGCGAGCACGAATGTGACGGGCTCGCCAAACGGCTGCGCGATCGCGGCGTTACCGCCGAGCAGGCCGAGACCATCATGGCGGACGTCGATGCCATCCGCGTCAATATGGCGGCCACGTTCCCCGAAGACAACAAGGCCGCCGGCGCGCTGGCCGATCAGTTCGCGATTGCGGCCCACGGCAACGATACGGCGCAGTTCGCGGACGCCCTCGGATCGCTCATGGTCGAAGCATGCGCACGCATGTCGGGCGAAGAAATCGACCACCACCAACCCACTGGGCAGCAGGAAGGAGTGGCATCGAATGCTCTCGTGGCTGCCGCCAACCGCATGAACGGGAGCAAGTAATGCAGACCCATACCTACGAACGCGACAATCTCTTGTCCGGCGACTTTCCGCTCGTGACGCGGGCGGTCACCATTGCATCGGGCCAGACGCTGGCACGCGGCGCCATTCTTGGCAATAACGGCACGGCCTATGTTCAGGCCGACAGCACGCTGGTTGACGGCAGCGAGGCCGCCGTGGCCATTTTGGCCGAGAACGTGGACGCCACCGGCGGCGACACGCCGGCGATTGCCTATCTCACCGGCCAGTTCAACGAGCGCGCCGTCGGCGTGACCGGTTCCGACACCGCGGCCGGCTTCCGCGACGCGCTGCGCGCGTACAGCATCTTTCTCGAACCCAGCGCCTCCAAGTAACTGGCGCATCACCCAAGGAGGTATTCAATGGACATATCCATGTTCGAAACCCGCACGATGCTCCAGGCACTGGAGCAGCTGCACCCGCCCAAGACGTTCCTGCTGGACACGTTCTTCCCGACCGTCGAGACGTCCGACTCCGAGTATGTCGATATCGACATCTACAAGGGCAAGCGCCGGCTCGCGCCGTTCGTCAACCCGGCCCGTCAGGGCAAAGTCGTCGAAGCGCTCGGCTACACCACGCGCAGCTACAAGCCGCCGTACATCAAAATGAAGATGCCCACCACGGCTGCGGAGATCATGAGCCGCACCATGGGCAATCACATCTATCAAGACGGCCAGTCGCCGTCTGAGCGGGCCGCCACCCGTGCCATGCGCGACATGCAGGAACTGCGCGAGATGATCGTGCGGCGCGAAGAATGGATGGCCGCCCAGGCGCTGGACGGCGGCCAGATCGCGGTCGAAGGCGAAGGTGTGAGCGACGTGCTCGACTTCCAGATGGAAGACGCCAACAAGATCGTGCTCTCGGGCACCAGCCAGTGGGACGGCGCGGACGCCGACATTGGCGCCGATATCCGCAACGCGCGGCGCGTGGTCGGCAAGCAGTCCGGCATCGTGCCCACCGACTTCGTGCTCGGCGAGCAGGCATATGACGCGCTGATCAAGAACCCCGCGCTGCTCAAGCAGCTCGACAACCGGCGCGTGAATACC